CACCTGAGTTCGACTAGACGATCCATACGTAGCCGTGGCATAATACTTTGGTTGTAAGACAGGTATTTGCCTATCAACCAGAGAGAGCGCCTTTATCGTCCCAGCTATTGGTACAACTTTCCAGCGAAAGGAGCCTTTAAATCCAATATAGCATTGAATCATATGGTTAAAGAAAGTCTCATTCACATAAGAATAGAACGTTCCGCCAGTTCTCTTAGTATAACTAAAGGACAGTGGGATTGTTGTGGACACATTCCCGCGGGTGACTGGTCGAACAGGCATAGAAATTTTGTAAGATTGGTAAGTTGATGGTGTCACCGCAGTGCCACCGATATTGACAGGCGGAGCAACTGATGTGTAATAAATCGATCTGTGCAACAGCTGTCGCACTGAAGACACATCTTCACCAATAAACATTTGTGCATTAGTCTTGACAACTTCAGAACTAAGCACCTCCGTCTCAGACGTCTCAGCTTCAGGGTTGCCATCACCAACTTGATAGACGTACTTGCTAGCTAGGTCATTATACATGGTTGCACCAAAGCCAGCTACATTAGGTTTTGCAAGTTTCAAATTTCGGAAACTTACTGTGAAATACACACCAACTGGCTCAGTGCCCGTTGAAACTAGTGGCTGAGCCACTGTTACGGACAGAACTCCCATATGAGCGTCTTTGGTATAAGACCGTGTTGGTGCCGTAGTGCCAATTGAATACAGACTCTGCGCTATGCTCGCGAGATTTGCTCGTGAGCTGTAAGCCTCTGTTTTTAACATTGGGCGGTGAGAATTAAAGGGGACCACTATCTCACACTGAGTTGATTCGGATATATCCAAGATACTACTATGTAGCAGCGATTCTGGAGGGAGAGACATAATATCAGCTACTTTAGGCGATGGGTCATAGTAGAATCGTAGTTTGCCTCGATGAAATTGAGAGCAAACAACATGCACATTAAGCACAAAATCACCACTCCAATATCGGAAAAGTTCCGACACATGAGAAGCTGGAGTGTGAACTGCCATATAATGTAAATAGGGTGCCGCTATTGATTGAATATTGCTCAAAGAAGGATTCACGAGAAAGGTGGCAATCCTAGTACCCGTTGTACCAGACCATGGAGCTGATGCAAGAAACGCTGGACGAGCACCAATGTAGCCAACTGACAACTCGTCCTGTTCAGGAAAACCCCTTGGGCCTGGCTCAGTGTCTAATTGGGACTCTTTGCCACTACAAAACACATCCACCGGGACATGTTGTTCAGTGCTGCTTATATTAGCGGTGGCGCTTGAAAACACAGATGTGGTGTGAAGCTGCGATGGTGTATTAGTCAAACCCACCAATTTCGCAACATTACTCATAGTCTTGGCCGCATCAGCATAAGTGTGCAAGCCCAATCGTTTAAGATCAGATGACACCCCATTGAGAGTGCCAGACTGATACTCAGTTCCTGGACCAGACAACTCCACATCCGACAACCAAACGTAAGTACTGACGGTGCAAGGTGTGCCGGACACTTGGGTTGTGCGTAAAGTTTCAAGTGATCTCAAAAATAACCACATATACCCAGTTACGGGCCAAGGTGGCATCCACTCATCAGGATGTAGATAGGGTATTGAAAAACACAACTCCGTAGCATTCTGTGGATAAAGCCAACCGGATAGCGGGGATTGAGACATTTGGCTCATATCGTATGTGGAGCCGTCCCAACCCTCATATTTGCATGGTTGGGTCATTACAGAGTCAAAGGGTCCAGCAGTGATGAAAGGTTGGATACTGGCCATTGCTGCACCATACTGGAAAGGTAATGCACTAGTTACAACTCGAGCGTTGAGAGTACAACGCATTCGAGAATATCCAGCCATTTTCTTTGCAATAGCGGGCACAGATAAATACAGACTCAGCAAGTCTAAAGTCGTATTGATGTGGCCAGCTTCAGCCCAGGACACTGTCGACACAAGGACGGGGCGTGATAAAAATTCAGAAAGCGAATCAACCTCACTAGGTGATGTTTGGGTGAGGGGTGTGTTTCCGAATTTGATTGTTTTTGGCGTTTCCGCCGTGTTAATTTTAATAAATGAAGCAGGTAGTCTTTAAATCAATCTAGCGTTACCTATTGCTAGATTGAGGTTTCTGTTCATGGTTCACTAAGCCTACGGTAAATACCGTTCAGGTGACTCATTGAATGATCCTCTCACTTGTGGAGAACAATGACAAGCTAAGTAACTATCATTCAAGGGACTGGTATCAACTTATGGTGTTGATCGTCACTACAACCATCGTATACCCCCAACGCCGGGGGACAGGCATATGTAAATTCCCACACAACCCGCGCTCGTCTAGCGCGACCCGTTTAATGTCTTGGTCCAGACAGTGCGGGGGCTCACTCCAATAGGAATGGATGCCCCCGCAGAAACTCGGCATAACCCGGAGTTTCTTGACCAAAAGCCTCACGCCACGCCATCGAGCTGGCATGAAATTGTTTCAATTTGGCCTCAAAAGACGGAAAAAGCGTCTCTGGCATCGTTATGCCAAACTCACTACAATACTCGATGATGGCGGCTTGGACAGGAGGTGCATTGACTCTGTCCCACATCACACCATTCCAACGAGCCGAAAGAGTCTCCAGTATATGAGTTTGGTACTCAACTACGACTGAAGACTTCCACCAGTGCAAACCCCTAGAAATACTTTTAAACTCTAAAACGGGCAACATGATACCACAATAGGGAGAAAAACGTCTCTTGAGAAAAGGCACATCATCCAAATCCTCATATGTCATGCCATCTGCCTCGGTCTTGGATGCCGTGGTGTAACCTATACCACGAGCTTTCAACACTCTACAAACGCTGGTGTAATTAAATTTCTCAAACCCAGGCTTTACCGAGACTATATGGTCGTCCCCATACATGCAGAACCGAGTGTGCTTAAAGAAATCTGGGATTGAATAGCCCACTTCAACCCAGACATATATGAGGTAAACCAAAACCACCACACAATTCATCTGGGTAGTGAGCGCCTGACCAGACGGATTGGTGCCAAAGAATTGCATCAGATATCCGTTCAGGTGAACAAAAGGATTAGTGATCACCCTCATCAGTGAAAACATAGCAGTTCTATCACGATCTCCAAATTCGCCAAGTCGACAATTCAGCCAAATCAAGACTGAAAAGGCTGTCTGGGTAATAAGTGCTGGCATCCTCTGGTCAAAGTTGACAAAATCCCCTGCAAGTACGAGTTTAGAAAACCCTGCAAAGTTGTGGTACATCCCATTCCACTCCTCAGAGTCTACATTCGCACCAACACAAAAACCAGTCTGTATTCTATTGCGGTAAAACAATCGGACAAGTCCTAGGAAATAACGCCTCATCAACATAGTCAAGTTTGTATTAGAGCAGTAAATCAATCTCGCTCCCCGAAGATCGTGTTTTTCAACGCCGATTGGTTCATCTTTTGGGTTGGCAGAAAACACGTATGGTTGGGGCTCGCCTTCTTCTAGGCCTAATATCCCATCTCTATGATGCTGAAGGAGATCATCTGGTAATAATGCCGTGCCATCCGGGCGCTGAAGAAGCAGAGCTGACTTAGGGCAACCTCTGGGAAAACCCCAACCAGTAGATTTGTTTAATGGTTCAAAACCTTCCACACCAGGTATTCCATTGACACATGCATTAACCCCTAGAGGAAACATTTGGCAACAAGCAGGATCATTGCTCAACAAACCGTGAAAGTGTTCCACCAAAGCGTTCTGGATGCTCAAAAGTCTATCAGTATCCCAGTTAGATGATATGGCGTTGACATTTTTTATCAGGGCATTAGCTGGCTTCCAACCATCCGTCGACCGAAAGTCTAACTGTGGTGGCATCCATGTTGAAAAAGTATGGACCAGACCTTTCAGTCGGTTTTCCATAAATTGACTATATGGAGTCCTTTCAACTTTAGACTCTCGGAACCCAGACATTCGCTGCCGGTTTAAAACCATAACATTCTCAGACGTAGTTCCATATTCTTCAGAAACAGGGTTATGCTTAGTAAAAACTTGATCCTCTACAACAGTGTTTTCGTTTATAGTATCTTCGTCCTCACCGGGCATGACTCCCTTTATGAGGCCTGCAAGTCTAAACTCGCGGGCCACACGTTCTTGACTGACTGGAATTGAAACTCCTATCTTACTGCCATTGGACTCAGTGACCAGTTTGTAATGTAATCCCAAGACGCAACAGGCCGTCGAATAAGCAGCCACTAGTGGCCGACCACAATCACCAGCTAAAGTCGGGCCGTTAGAAAAAACACAATTCCAACCATCTTTCTTACGAATGGTGTTGACTGAAGTGGGCGGGTCGCGATTCGAGTAAACACCACCTACCAGGATCTGACTGGGACTAGTCGTCAGTTTGTCTGACACGGGCAAAAGACCGAACACACCTCTCTTCTTAGCGGTGGACATCCGGAGGTTCACGTAGATCAAGTCATCACATGTCCTCTGAATATCAGACTCCGTCAAAACTCGTTGAATTATGACATGACCCTGATTATTCCAAGAACCTGCAGACCCCGTCACTGACGGCAGCGTTATAGTAATGGGCTGTGTCAGTTTGCCGTCAACATGAGTCATTTTGTGGAGTGAATGAGCGTTCATCATCGCCACACCCTGATAAGTGCCCCCCAGCAAGGTTGCATGAGTGAAATGTTCATTCTGATCGCACTTCCAAGTGACCAAAGCAACACTCTTCATAACAGTCTGATAACAGCTAACCAAATCATTTTGGTAACAACTTGAATTAGACGAAAAAGATGGGACTGGTGGTGGCCAACTAGTCGGGGGGCTCAATGCCCCTGAACGACCCGGCAATGGCGTAGGGTCCTGACCAGTTTGGAAAATTGATCGAGTCGCTCGAAAGTGCTGAATGA